AAATGGGATATACAAGAACTCCTAGAAATGTAAAAGTTATAAAAGGTCAAGGAAGTGCTAGAAAAGTTGAAACATATGAAGTTGAAAATGACATACAAATAAAATTTGCATTAGGTGGAAAGGTTGGAAAAGGTGGAGAGTATACTAATGCTATGACAGACTGGGATACTCCAGGTGGAAGACTTAAAAAGGGCGAGAATGCTAAACTACCACCAGCAATAGATAAGCTATTAGAAAAAGTTGAAAAGAATACTTTAAAGTTTGTAGAGAAGCATAACTTAACTCACGCTTATGATATGCTGAAACTAAAAGGAAGTCCAAGTCCTATAGACCATGCGGTGGCAGAGTCACCAAAAATCATAGTAGGTAATATGTTTCCACACAGAACTAGACCTGACATGAGATTAAAAGTTAATAAAGCGTTATTTGCTGTAGGTAAAAAACCTAAGAAAACAGCTACTAAGTTAATAGCTGCAAAGACAGCAACAGGAAGGTATAGGAGAAAGATAGGCAGAAAAGGAGTACCACCTGTAGCAACAAAATCAAAAATAGATGGTAAAGCAGGACAAAATCCAATAGCATTAAGAAATTTACTTAATGAAGTTTTACCAAAAGCAATAGCAATGCAAATGATTTCACCAAAGTTACAGTATAGAACAGGGAGATTTGCAAACTCAGTAAGAGTAGAAAATATATCATCAGGGCCAAGAGGTGGTAATACAATGATAGAAACAACTTATAGAAAAGACCCTTATGAAACTTTTGCTAAAGGGGGTAAAAAATATACATTTAATAGAGACCCAGAAAGGCTAATAAAAAGCACAGTAAGAGGCATAGCTACAGGTATTATAGGTGGAAGATTTGGTGTAGGAGTTAACTAATGGATACGACAATAGCAAGGAGACATACCACGCGTCGTCGTGCCATAATTGAAGCACTATGCACAAAACTTGAACAAATAAATGGTAGTGCACCTTTTAGAACTTCAGTCGCAAGAGTAGAAAGACGACTAAAGTTTTGGGACGAAGTTACTGAGTTTCCTACAATCCATGTAGGAGCAGGGGCAGAAACCCGAGAATATGAAGGCGCGGGATTTAGATTTAGATTTTTACGAATAACAATTCGATGCTATGTGTCTGATGATGACGATGTCATCTTAGCACTAGAGGAGTTGTTAGAAGATGTTGAAAGTGTACTAGAGGATAATGACCCACTAGGTTACACAGATTCAACAGGAGCATCTCAATCAACAGTACAAACAACAATTGCTACTGTAGATACAGATGAAGGAGTTCTCGAACCTCTAGGCGTTGGCGAAATCGTCTGTGAGATTCGATATTAATTAGGAGAATAAAATGGCATTTTTCTTTAGTAGAGATACCAAAGTGTTTATGAAATGGGCTTATGATTCCAACAATACAGCTTTATACGAGCTACCAGTATTAGACGGATACTCATTTTCTCAAGCAACAAACACATCTGAGGTTACTTTAAGTGAAGCAGCTAACTCTTCTGGATATAGTAAAAGAGGTAGAGCAATGTTTACTGACTCTTTTGCACCAGCAGAATGGAGTTTTAGTACTTACATAAGACCTACAACATCTGACTCAGGTAATGCAGCAGCGTCAAATCAGCATGCTGGAGATAGTAAGAAGTTTGCAGTAGAAGGCCCACTATGGGCAGCTATGTCAGCAAATACTTATGATAACGCTATTGCAGGTTCAGGTGGAGGTAAAGTCTTTGATAGTGCCGCATCAACTTATGAGCCAAATGTATTTGATTTTCAAAACTCAAATCAGGTGGCACTCGGAGTTTTTGATTTATTCTTCGTGTTAGGAGCAGCAAAAGATTCAACTACAGGTTTATATGAAACAGGACAAGATGGAGTAACCGTCTACAAACTAGCAAATTGCTCAGTTGGTTCTGCTTCAATAGATTTTGATATTGAAGGTATTGCTCAAGTAGCATGGAGTGGTCAAGGACAAACAATTGAAGAAGCAGCAGCATTAAACACTGGTACTTCAGCAACTAATGACTCAAACTCTCAATCAGTAGCGGCAGAAACAACCGACGGATTGATTAACGAAGGAATTAGTTCAACCTCTAACTATGTTAGAAATAAATTAACAGACCTAGCAATTGTGTATGACCACGCAAATACGTCTGGTACTAAAGGACTATTAGGTTCTAGTAATACTACTTACTCTGTTACATTAACAGGTGGTAACATTACAATAGAAAATAATCTTACTTACTTGACACCAGAAACACTAGGTTCAGTAAACCTTCCATTAGGTCATGTAATGGGAACAAGGTCAGTATCAGGTAACTTTACCTGCTATTTAAATGACACAAGTGAAGGCTCACTTCAATTATTTGAAGACCTTCAAGAATCAAGAGGTGTTATTACTAATGCATTTGATTTAACATTTGGAATTGGCGGTAGCGCATCTACTCCAAGATTGAATGTTGAAGTAGCAAAAGCTCACCTCGAGTTGCCTAGCCACAGTATTGAAGATGTAATATCTGTAGATGTAGCCTTCCATGGCTTACCAAAAGATTTATCTTCAGGTACAAAAGCAGACGCAACAAACGAAATAAAATTAACTTATACATCATAAGTTTATTAAACTCGGGAGGGTGTAATAACCCTCCCACTTTATAGGAAAAGAAATGACAGAAGAAGTAAAAAAACAACCAGTATCGCTTAAGAGTCTTTTGACTCCAAGCAAAACAGTATCAATAGATTATCCTGGGTATGATGGCTTTGTTGTTGACTTAACATATTTAAGTAGAGAAGAATTACTTAAACTTAGAAATAGATGTGTTAAACAAGTTTTAAATAAAAAGACTCGTGCTTTTGAAGATAAACTTGACGAAGATTTATTTATGGTAGAATATGTAGCAGCAATTCTAAAGGGGTGGAAAGGCTTAAAATTCAAATACTTAGAAGAGTTTCTATTGGTAGATGTAAGTGGACAAAACCCTGAAGACGAATTAGCTTTTAACTCTGAAAACGCAGAGTTGCTAATGAGAAATTCAGCAGATTTTGACCAATGGGTAACAGATACTGTAGGAGACCTGGAAAATTTTACACAGAGCAAGTAGAACAAATACTTGCGCTGATTAAAAGGAATTTCAAAGATACAGGCATAGATATTAACAAGTATCTAGCTCTATGTGAACAACTCGGTGAAGAACCAGACCCAGAAAAGATGCCCGTAGAAAGGGCTACTTTTCCATTAGAGGTACAAGAAGCATATGTGCTTCATGATTTTTTAGCTGAGAGATGGGACGGAGCTAGTGGTTATTACCTCGGTAAAGATTACTCTGCTTTAGACACTTACATAAAACATTTAGAAATAACAGACGCAAAAACAAGTCTATGGTTTTTAAAGCATATTGAATATCACAATATGCAAATGATTAACGAAAAAGTTAAAAGACAGAGAGAAGCGGAAAAACGCAAGGTAAAAATTAAGAAGTAATGACAAAAAAAGTTAAAGGTGCAATAATTAGTTTTCAGGTAACAGATGATGGTACCTTAAAAGCTATTGGAGCACAAGCAGGAGCAACAGGAAAAGCACTCGGTGGAGTTGGTAAATCTTCTCGAGATGTTAACCGTAACATGCAGGCTATGTCCGGTCGTGTCGAATCAGGCACGAAAGGCTTTGCTCGTATGCAACAAGGAACTGGTGGTCTTGTTCAAGCATATGCTATCTTAGCTTCTACTCTATTCGCCGTTGGAGCCGCTTTCAGAGCCTTAGAACAGGCACAAAACATTCAAGCCCAGATTCGTGGGTTTAAGGAATTAACAGCAATAACAGGTACCTCCATGCTATCTATCACAAATAGTGTTAGAGCAGCCACTGGAGGTCTACTTGACTTTCAAACTGCAGCACAGCAAACTGCTATCGCAACCGCAGCAGGATTTTCACAAAACCAAATCGTAGCACTAGCCGAAGGAGCAAGAAATGCTTCTGTTGCGTTAGGTCGTGATTTGACAGATTCGTTCAACAGATTGATTCGTGGTGTGACAAAAGCCGAACCAGAACTACTCGATGAACTTGGTGTCATTTTGAGACTAGATATTGCTACAAGAAAATTTGCAGCCGCAAATGGATTATCAGCAGAAAAGTTAAGTATTGCACAAAGAAGAACAGCTGTATTTAATGAAGTAGCAGAACAGTTAGCAAATAACTTTGGTGCAATTAATAATGAAGCCATGAGTTTATTAAATCCATTTACTAGATTTGCTACACAATTAAGTGATATTGCAATAGGTGTTGGGGGTTTCTTCACAAGAACACTTATACCTTTAATAGAATTTTTAGATAGAAACTCTTACATATTAGCAGGTTTATTAGCATTAATAACAAAAGCAATTGTTGGACAAATGATACCTGCGGTTGGTAACTTAAGTGAAGCATTTACTAATATGGGAGTGAACAGTCAAAACCAATTAAGGAAACTTACTAATGATAACAAAGCTTCACAAAAAGCTATAGATAAATTAGGTAAAAAGTTTCAAATAGGAGAAGTAAGAAAAAGTAAATTTGTATTAGATGGATTGAAGAAAAGAAATATATCTGAAAAGAAATTTAATGCTATGACTGGTAAGCAACAATTAAAACTTACTAGAGTAATGATTGCAGAAGAAAAGAAAAGACTTTCAAATACAAAATATACTACTTCAGCCAGATTAAAAGCGTATCTAGCTGCTGAAAAAAGAATACAATTAGCAGTTAATAAAACTTCCATTAACATAGGAACAAGAATTACTATGGGAGCTAGGGTTGCAGAAAAAAGTCTAATTAGATTAGGACTTGTGGGTCAGTCAGCACTTACAGCTATAGGAACTAGAGCAGCCGCTCTTGCACCAATTATTTCAGCACTTGGAGTAGCGTTTAATGCAGCACTTAGTATTTTCTTTGCACTTATGACAGTAACTTTCTTTTTAGAAATGATACCTGCAGTAAGACAAGCAAAAGAAGCCCAAGAAGCATTAAATGAGGAAGTAAAACAAAGCGAAGAAAACTTTACACTTGCAGGAATAGCTTTCGATGCTTTTGCTGGAAGACATATGCCGAAAGTCGTAGAAGAATTAGAAAATATAGGTAGGGCAGGTCAAGACGCAGCTAATGCAGTAAACTTCTTAGCAAACGCCATGCAAAATGTTGG